CCCCATACCACTGTGGTTTGTGCAATAATAGTACAAAGTTGGTGCGCCTGAAGCTACTACGATCTGAGTATATGCACCTGCGTTTCCGGGGGTTCCTACGGTTGTAACGCCTGTTGTATACTCCACTCCACTGTTGTGAGTTCCATCTGATGTTGTTGAGAACCTTAGTGGGTGACCACTGTTGCTAGAATCTGATTGGTCAAACAAGTAAGTGCTTCCCTCATTAAGAGTCCCTGTAGGCGCTTGAACTCCATCGAGGTAAAATTTATTTCCACCACCATATCCTGCAGAAGCTACTGTAACTATAACGGAATCTGTCACATTAACTGATGGAGTGGCAGCTCCTGCAGCTCCTGTAGCAAAATTACCTGTAACAGGAACGCCTGTAGTTAATTGGCCTGTTATAGTAACAGTGCCTACGCTACCTAACATGCGGGATGGGGCGGTAGGACTTGCGGTAAACGTAACTGCTGATGCTGCACCAACTGCGCCTGTAGCGGATACACCTGTGGCATTTGCTACGCTTTCATCAAAACTTACACTGACCCTACCAACAGATGCTGTTGCAAATTGAGCAGGGTTCCAAACAGGATCAAACCCAAATAACTGTCTACTCGCTTCTAGGGCGGTGTCTGGTCTAGCGTTTGTCAGGTTTTGTGGGTCAAATATTCTAACCCTACCAAGAAAATTTTGTGGATGATCATCGTCAGCCACGTCCCTACCCACACGTAGACCTGTCTTCACACCATTCTTATACTCGTCAACGAGATCATTCAGAGGGTATCTGAAGCCAGTTCTATCACAGAAACCAAAAGCGTATCTATTACTAGCACTCCTCATCCACCACCTATCAAGAACGTGTTGTGTGGTACAAACCTTATAGACGCTGTTTCTGCGTCTTCACCTGCTGCGAGTTCAAACTGATACTCATACTCTTGTTTTAAAGGGACAACTCTAGCTGCTGACTCAGGTTTTTTCATAGCTATCTGATAAGCGAGACCTGCGACAAGACACGGTTTAAACCGTGGAGGTATAGCCGCTGTTGTACCAATACCCGTAGATAGGCCATCTATCCCTTTTAAACGAAAGTACGCCAATGTATAATCCGTATCTGGCACAGGCCATAGAGTTACCTTCGTCTCTGTAGCCAATCTCTGTACGTATATTTGACTAGGTTTACCTGTAGTATTCTTGTTAGATTGAGCGGCATAGTTAGACACAGATATGCGTTCTAGGGCTGTATCCACCTGAGTAGTGCCAGTACCAGTCCTTATATTATGCTCTATAACGTCTATAGTATCGATAGGCATAGTATAAGTCGCCGTACCTGCACTTATAGCTAGAGTTCCTTCGTCTATAGTGAACAGATTAAGACCTCTATTCTGCCACTCAAGCAGCATGATATTAAGGCTACGTCTTGCTGTTCGAAGATCGTAACCTGTGTTTAGTTCTAATCCTGCACGTTCGTAGGCTTCTTCGAATATGTCAGGTAAATCTGGTGTAACTACTGCCATCTGTTAGTTCCTAAACCGTTTCGTCTTCTTCGCAATCTTCTTAGGTTGAGCCACGTGCTGCTTACCTTTTCTATTGCCTTTGGCTTTCGCCCTATTGGTCGCTGCCTTTTCGCCTTTTGTAAGGGACTTCCACGCGGCATCAGGTAAATACCTTTTCTTGCCTTTACTAGGCTTCCCGTCAGAGGTTCGCCATTTTTGTTTTGTCCAGCTTTTCAGACTCTTCTGCGACTTTTTTAAAGCCATTACTTTTTCTTCGCTTTACCACCGCGCTTCATTGCCATAGGCTTCTTAGCCATACCGCCACGCATCATTTTCTTTGCTTTACCACCGCGCTTCATTGCCATCGGTTTTTTCTTCATAGAACGAGGTTTCATAGCCATCTGTCAGTCTCCTTTTTCTATTAACAACTAGCTCTTCGTATTCATCTTCTGGATATACGTCATAGTAACCCAAGCGTTGTAGTTTGTCACTGGCGTGAACAACTTGTTTAAGATCTTGGATAAACACCATGCAGTACGGTTTACTTACAGAACTCTCCCAATCGTTATCATACAGAAAGTCTAGCTCTGCATCTTCTGCACCATAATCTGGATGGAACTCCATACAGTGCAAATTTTCAAACAGTATGTTTAAATTCTTTACATACTTATTAAACTTATTCAGTTTTGGTATGTTGTAAGATGCTACCACGACAAGTTCTTTTCCTGTGGTGGTAAAGTCGGAACAGTAGCGGAGGCTATCTGCATACACGTCATCTGTTTCTACAACCAAGACCTTATCTTTTTTCCATGCTTCTTTAGCATAAGGACAAGCAGAAAGACCTTTAAGGCTCTGGTTTGGTACTTCCAGAACCTCACGCGACCAAATACGTAGATCTTTCTCTATACTACTCAATTTCTATAACCTCCACCTGCTTTTTTATAAGCAGAAGCAAGCATTTGAGCCTTCCTAGCACTCCATTGACCCGGTTTACCGCCTTTACTTCCCGCCTTTATTCTATTGAACAAACGCTTTCTCATACTGGGTTTGGTGTAGTTGCCCGCTTCGTTAACACGGCTCTTAGACTTCTTCTTGACCTTGCCGCCTCTTTTCATGCTGACAGGGCCATCATCTATATTCTTAGCAGCTCTTAGCATTGCTAAGTCTTTTGCATCATCACCTGTAGATTGGAACGCCATGCGAGAACCCCCTTTTAGCTGACTACGTATGTTAGACCGTGCTATCGCCATCTAACACTTCCATCTCTTCCTAGCCTGTCTTAGACGGCTGTTTGGATCTTTTGCTGCTTTTGGAAACTTCTTCATCTGCCCTGCAGATCTAGCGCAGAAAGACTTACGACGCTTCGCATCTTTACTGCCCTTTTTAACTTTACCAGTCACAGCAGTTTTGAGCTTAGAACCGGGGTTATCCCTTCGGTACTTAGCTACTCCTTTAGCGGTCATTCCTGCACCTTTTTTGGTGGGGCGCTTATGGCCCCCCTTAATGGTGTGACCCTTCATAGTTCCTTTACGAGCAGCCATAACATTAGTTATAGAATACTGTAACTGCAGTTAGAGCTGTGGCAGTAGCAACATATATGTCACTAACCCTAATACCCGCATCTGGAATGTTTACAGCGTGAACGTCAGAAGCTTTTAGATCTAAGTCTAAAACTGTAGCTCCACCGTTACCATCTGAGATAGTTAATCGGGGTGTACCCGATCCTGATAGAACATGTATCTGCCGTATGCGAGCAGGGCCAACTGCGAGTGAGCCTGTTCCTGTGACACGCTTTGCCTGTACATCACTAGACATAGCTTACCCCTCTTTCTTAGGGCGACCACGCTTTTTAACAGGTACTTCTTCCCACGCCTCGTTTTCAGGAGTGTTCGGATCATCTGCTTTTAGCGTTCCATCGCTGTTTCTTGCGCGAACTTTAGTGGTTTTTAGTGGGTTTCCATCTGGATCTAACCCACGAGCCGCTAATTCTTCCGCGCTTGGTGGTGCAAATCTACTCATGATTTACCCCTTATGAAGCTGCAATAGTGCCGCCAGTATCTGGGCGTATAAAGTTAGTGCCATCAGAGATTGCAACACAAGGATTTCCTCCTGCCCCGTTTGAGACAAAGATGATTGTACCTGCACCTGAAGTTGCAGCAGATGGTGCTGTAGCCACAGTAAATGTAGGAAGTTTAATATCGCCCACAAAACCAGCGGTAGCTGTAACTGGGCCTGAAAATGTAGTTGATGCCATAATATATACCCTTTGCACAAGGTTTTGCCTAGCAGTCTGTGCAACGTCAGGTCGGGGAGTGTCCTGTCTGCAAGGCTAATGTTGCCCCTACAAACAGCATAACATAGTTTTTACAAAAAGAAAGGGGCAACTTGCGCTGCCCCAGTTACAGGGAGGACTACTATGAAAAGTAGTACCCCCACTATAACATAATTTATGCTCCGGGTGAACCGTAAATCCCTAATGGATCAGATACACCGAATGAGTACCGCTCACGAGCTTTGTAGCGAACGTTACCTGTATCAAAATCACCGTCCATAGCTGTAGCCATAGGAGTACGCACGAAGTGCTTCATTCCGTTTGGAATGTCTGTGGTGATAAAGAACGCATCTGTGTCCGTTAGATAGTGGTTCACACGGTATCCTTCAGGGATCGATCCATTTGAACGCAATGCGTTTGTATCGTTATCCGCTGTACCTGTGCGAAGCTCTGTCTGTAGCAATCTTGTTGCCACGAACATCAATGCAGGTGGAACGATCAACTTACGAGGGCGAGCTGCGATCAATAGGCCACGTTCGTCTGTGAACGCTGCAATATCGATAACTGCTTGCTCTAGTGAAGTTTCGTTCAAGTCTGCGTTTACTGCTGGCTTGTTAGAGTTTGTACCGCCACCAACAGTTGGGTGGTTAGTAGCAAACAATGTAGTGCCATCACCTGAGTTGAAGGTTGTAAAACCTGTGTTCAACAAGGACGCAGCCTTGGTCTGCTTGGTGTAAGCCATAGCGCGAGCTAGTGCTTTTGTATAACGAGCAGACAATGAGTCGTACAAGTTGTCTTCCATCGCTTCTTCAGTGATAGAGAAACCCATTGCAACGGTCTCATGGTTGTAGCGAGCAGTGAAATGCTCTTGTGCGTTATCGTATGAAAGTGATGAACCTTCTGCTTTTACAGGGGCTGCACCAAAACCAGATAACTTCACTTCTTCCTCAAACGAACGGTCTGAGTTTTCAGTTTCGTATATCTCGGCATGTTCGCCTTCATACTGTTCATATTCCAAACCAAACAATGCGTTTAAGCCGGGAAGTAGCTCTTTAAGGAGCTGTGCGCGTGAAATAGCCATTATTCAGTCTCCTTATGCCTGACCTTGATCCGCAGTCATCAAGTGATAACTAGGATTGAACTTCACTAAAATGTCTGGAAAAGAATCAGTAGCGGCAGAGACAAAACCTACGACTTTAAAAGGCTTTGTTGCAGTTACTGCATCAGCATCTAGAGCTGTGTTAGAATTTCCAGTTACAGTACTACCTGTAGAAGTAGATTGCACTGCTGCGAAAGTAGTATTCATACCCAAATCAGATACAGCCATAGCTGCGTCTGCTTGTGCTTGGAATATTACATTTGGGTCATCAACGACATACGCTTTCGCGTTTGTCTTACCTGATGGATAATACTGTGAGTGTACAGTCTGACCTTGGTCATTCTCATACTCACAACCAACAAAAACACCGATAGCGCCGACATTAGCACCACCTAAATTGTTGGCTCCTGCATTAGCACCTGTAGCAGTGCTAAGTGCAATATACCCGTCTGTTCCGATTATGACAACTTGACCGTAAAATATATTGGTCGCCTCGCCAGCGGGATCGATCAGGTATTCAGTTGTTGCCCCTGCGTAGGGCATGCCATCGGCACGTTTAACGGGCCTTAGGCCTTGGGGAGCTGCTGTAGTAGCCATTTGCTCTTCCTCCTAACCAAATTTATACCAAGGAAGCTCCCTAAGAAGGTCACTTCCCAAATGAAGTTCGCGTGGAACGCTCTGGGTTCAACACTGGCATACGAGGGTCGTTCTCTCTCATAAAATTACGATCCACAGCATCCTGTGCGTGTTGAGCTTGCTCAAGTTGGACTTGAATACGTTCTTCAGCGATTTCAGCAGGGATACTGCACAATAACAGTCCACCTACCTCAATGTTGTCTTTAAATCGGGAATCGATATCAGACACAACGTTTAAATCAGGATGATCTGCGGCTTTCACTGGCGTATATCCTTCACGGAATCGAGTAGAGACGTTAGTATTGTCACTGTTCCCCAAGGTTGCTGTGCGAATCCAACGGAAATGTAATCCATCCCTTGGTTCGGGGGTCGGTAACGCAGATGGTCGTGACCATCCTTTTCTACGTTCTGTCTTTTCTCTAGTTTCTGTAGTGCGTGGAGTTCTATCAGCCATTAGCCATTATCCTTCATTAATTGCGCCGCATACTGTTCTGCAGTTAGTCCGAGCCGTTTGGCGAGTGCGGCTGCGGATGGAGTTAACTTCACCTTGCGTGGTTTCTTTGACGTACGAGACGGCGGGGCAACCACGTTACCCGCTTGAGGTTGTGGTGGAGCAGACTCCTCTGCGGCAACCTCAAACTTATTCGGAAACGCTTCCTTCATGGCAGCGTCTATTTCATTGTAGTACTGTTCGCTATTTGGTTCAACACCTTTTGTGACAAGTTCTTCATGTACGCCGTACGCAAAACCTGTCATTCGCTTATCTTGCATGAACCAAGGGTTTTTGTCTGCCCAGTCTAAAGCACGTTGTGGTGGCTTCGCAGGTTCGGGCTGTGCCTCCTGTTTCGGTGCTGCTGTTGGTACAGGTTCAGCTTCTTCTCTTTTAGCTGGTTTAAAGTTATTTACACGATACTCTTCGTTTTGTAATCTAGTTAGTTCTGACTGTGCTTTTAAAAGCTCATCAGGATCACCCGCTTCATAAGCTGTTTTATATTGTGCTTTAGCTTGTTCAAGCTGTGCTTCAATGCGAGTTTTAGCTTGAGTGAGAAGAACACCTTCGTTGTCTTCTAGGGACTTACGAAGTTTTTCATTCTCCTCTTTGATTTTTTCAGCATACTTAACAGCTTCCTCTTGAAGACCTTGCGCTTCCTGTCTGGCACGTTCTTCATCACGATACTGTTTTGTTAGCTGATCAATACGCTTCTGAACACCTGCGCTGTATTTATCGATTTCAGCATCAGAGTTCTCTTCTTTAACTTCGGGTTCAGGTTCGGGTTCGGGTTCAGCTTTAGGTTCTTCTACTGCCTCTTCAACCTTGGCTTCTGGTTCTTGTTTCTCTTCTACAGGAGCCTCTTCAATCTCAATCTCAATCTCAGTAGTTTCTTCTACTTCGTTCTCTAGGTTTTCTGCGGTATTTGTACTCATGCTCTTGTATACCCCCTTGGATCATCGACGACACCTTCTACAGTGTCATCATTTATAAGACGGAACTCTTTACCTTGTACCTTAAACCTAGTGCCTGAGTATGATCTAAAAATAACAAAGTCACCCTCTTTACACCAAGGCCCATTAGGAAAGCGTTCTTTATCAGAATACGCATCTGATCCTGATTTTATAACAAAACCAATAATAGACGCAGTAGACTCATCTCTCCGAAGACCATCAGGCATAATTACTCCGCCCTCTGTCTTCTCATCGATCTCTGGAAGTGCTATCAGTAACCTATATCCCGTAGGTTCTGGTAGTTTTGCGTGAAGGTCATCTTGTACCTTCGTGTTATCGACTTTTACTGTCGCAACCATTTTACACCCATTTGCAGTGATTTAAAGGTTCACCGTTACCTTGCGCGGCCTATCCGCGAATATTACGAAGCACCTTATGCTTCTCTAAATCTTTTCTCAAGCTCTTTTACGTTATTTAGTACAATATCTATACCTTCAATCTTTCCAACTAACCTGTTGTAGTCTTCCATACTCTTAACGCCGCCACCAGAAATAAACTCTGCTATTTCTGTTTTGTACTCGCCAAGACGCCTTTCTAGCGCCTCAAATATGTTAACTTCCACCCTTATCTAACTCCTTCGCTATATCTATCCCTAATTTAGTTCCCTCACGTTTATCTTTACGTTGCTCTTTATCTAACTCTGTAGCTATTTTAGCCCCTATCTTAGCGCCTTCTACTTTTTGAGTAGTTTGTAATTTAGCCGCTTCCAACTCTAATTTAGCTAGATCCATCTGCCTCTTATGTTGTGAGTCAGCTTCTTTAATAGCTAGTTCACGTTGCTGTATCTGTGTGAGTGGATCTTGCTGTTGCTGCTGTGCTTGCATCTGTGCAGCCTCTGCTTTGTCTTTCTGCAGAACTTTTTCAGCGGCGTCTTTAGCTAGGCGCGATAGTTGTACTTCTACATCTTCTGGTAGCGCCTGTTCTTCGTTCGGCATCTCTACACCAAGTTGTTTCTCTATCTCACGTCTATACTGGAAGGCTACGTGTTCTGTTATGTGTGCAGCCATAGCTTGCTGTATAGCTGACGCAAACGGAGACTGTCCTATAATCTGCATAATCTTAGGATCTTGGGCTGCTGCCATGTGTACAGCTATGTGTGCTTCGTGATCCTGATACTTAAACGCTTTGATTGGCTCCTGTTTCATGATCATCATGTTCTCTGTTACAGGGTCAGCAGGTTTCATGTCATCAGGTAGTTTGACGATCTCATCTGCATTCTGCACACCTAAAACTTCTAACATTTGACGATGCAGCTTGCCCATATCGTAAATCTGGGGGGACTGTTGGGCAAGCTGGATCGCCGCTTGATACTGCATCACACGTTGGGACATGGTTGCAGCATTGGGGTCACTTACAGGTATAACATCTACGCGTTTATCAAAATCACTTTTACGATCAAAGCTACCTTCTATCTCGTAGGAATACTCTGATGGCATATAGTCGTGTATGATTTTAGCCAGTATTCGTAGCTCATGCTTGAGAGACGCGTGGAGTCTCGCCTGTACACCAGAAAGCACTTTCATGGATCTTTCCATCAAAGCAAGTGTTGTGCCTACAGGAGCGTTAGGATTCATGTCTCCGACCTGCATGTCGGCTACAGAACCTATCCTACGTCCTTCTTCTACAATATTTCCGAGTAGAGAGTAGAGTACGCTCGATGGCTCTTTATAAGGGATAAACGTAATTGAATCGCGTATAGCGCCACCCGGTACGTCCACGTCCCTAAATTCGCCCGGCATAAGCGGTGTATCATCACCCTTAATACGTAAGCCGCGAGCTTTAAGACCCGCAGGTAGATTAGATAACGTACCCGCGTCAATAAGTTGACGAAGTATCGAGGTAGCTGATTTAGCCAGTCCACCCATAAGGTGAATAAGCCCTGTGCCGTAGAAGCCAAGCCCCGGTAAGTACCTATAATGTACGAAATGCATACGTTTCTTTTTCTTTTCATCACCCTCATACCAATTTCTTCTGATTGCTAGAATTGTAGACGAGGACTTATCTATAGTAACTACGTAGGGACGTGCAATCCCATCAGGGTCTTCAAACTCTCCTGATAGGTTCAAATCAACATGCATCTCTAGGATTGTATGACGATCATCATCTTCTATGACCGCTTCTTCACCATCTAACTCATCATACTTCTCCTGTATGTCGGAGTAGTCTGGGGTAGGTTCTGGTAACTCACCCTCTTTGTAGAAGCCGTTTACCTGTAGCTGTAAGACCTCGTTTGCTGTCTTTTTCATCACATGCGTATATCTTGGGCATGTCTTGAGGTCTGATGCTCCATAAGACGCTACAAAGTCCTCTGAGGGTACAAACATAGCGCATGGGCGCTCCATTAGGGGGTCGTAATACACTTTCTTGAACGCAGAACCTGCGATTGGAAGCTTGAAGAGCATCTGCTCCATCTCATCCCTGTACTCAGACATCTCCTCAGTTAACAGGTAATTCATCTCGTTCTGTACACGGTTTGCCTGATCTGTTTTGTCTGGGGTCTGTTTCCCTACAATCTTGGTACGCACAGGGCCAGAAGCAGGGAATATCTCACCCATAGCCTGTGCCTGAAACCTTACTACAGCCTCTGTAAGTAGGGGATGGAACACCCCTGACGCACCTGACCAAGGCTGCTGACGGTCTTCTACCTTCATCCCTAATAGGTCAAGACCCTTGACGTATGCTCTAGCCCAATCAGACCGTGACTCACGGTCTGCTTGAAAATCTGCTATCATTTCACTAGCCATGATAGTTAGCTCATCGTCGTCTATAAACTCTGCTAGGTTGGCATCATGCCCCGGCCCTACTAAACTCTCGGTAACTTCTCCTTCGAAGTCTATGATCATACCACCATCTTCTGTTTCTATAGAAACAGCGTCTGGATTAACCACCTCTATTTGGATATCTTCAGAATCTTCTTGTCCTTCTATTTCAAAAGGAGTCATCTGTTTTTCGACTGCCATGTCATGCCCTCACGATGCAAAGTTGTAGGAAGTATAGCAGACAACACCACCGTACGTCCAGTAAAGTGTGGACGCCGCCCACTGGGTGGAAGAAGCAGCGTCCACGATAGGGGTAGGGAAAAGACCCCGTGTGCGTATTATACTACTAATAATACTCACGTCTATAATGATATTGCGGTTCATCATCCCATTCATCTGTCGGTAGGCGTATAAACCCACCCTGACGGAAGCGTAATAACGCCATAACCGTACTATCCACAAGGTCATCATTCGACATAAACGGAAATCCTGCGATCTCTTCCACTAACTCTTCTGCCCAACGGGTGGAGGGAACCCACGCCATACCCGATGCAATGATATCAGCCACAGAATTGAGCCTTGCCATCTTATCTCCAGTACCCCTGTGGGGTGTATATTCCTGTACAGGTATGCCCATACGCCTCATTTCTTGGTAAATCGCCACTCCAGAGGACTTTTTCTCCACAATAAACGCGTCTGGCTCCCATTTGTGGTACTCATCCATAGATAATTTCTTTAATTCGGGAAATTCTAGCCGTTCTTTGATAGAATCGAGCAAAATTAGGTGATGTGCGCCCTCTTCTTCGTTAAAAAACACGCCCCAAGTGGTCAAAGCAGTATAATCTGCACGATTATGCTTCTCTGCGGCGGCATCTAGCGACATAATCACGTATTCTACGTGCGGTGGGTTGTCATGAGGCCAAATTCCCCACCATTCTCGCTTAATTATGGACGCTTCTTCGGCTGTAGGCTGCTGTTGGTACTGTGCGTTCCACTGAAACGCGGGCATTGACGCTTTTGTACGCTCCAAAGCTGCCAAATCAAAGAATTCAGGCCATAAAGGTTTCTGTGAACCGTCATCAGAGTCCAAAAGTGCGGGAAATTCCACTATTTCGTACTGATCAGACAGCTCATTCTTCACCATATCGTTGGTTACACGTCCTGTAAGGTCGTCCATGTGCCAACGTGTCTGTACAATCGCCACTCTGCCTCCCGGCATTAGTCGAGTACGCGCTCCAAATGTGAACCACTCATAGGCTTTATCAAACACTGAGAAGTTTCCGTTAATAACATCCTGCTCAGAGTGAGGATCATCAACAAGCAGAAGATCAGCGCCCCTCCCAGCAAGAGCAGATCCAATACCACACGCAAAATATTCACCTCCAAAGTTAGTATTCCATCTACCTGCTGACTTACTGTCAACAGCCAAGGAGACATCTGGAAAGATCTCCTTGTAATCATCTACAGCTATCAAGTTACGAACCTTACGTCCGAAGTCCACAGCCAAATCGGTAGTGTGAGAGACCATCATAACCTTCTTTGTAGGGTTACGCCCCAAGAACCACGCGGGATAGAAGATACTTACAAGCTGCGACTTACCATGACGTGGAGGGATGTTGACACATACCCTGTCTTTTGACCCGTCCTCCAGTGCCATAAGCTGATCCGCTAGGATGCGGTGGTGTCTGCCAACCTTATAATCTGGCTGCATACGTTTACAAAACTCTATCAAATCATCCCTAGACGCCTGATTTGCGTTTCTTACAGATAGCTCCTCGACAATCTTGTCTATCTCCTGAAGTTCTTCAGGGTCAAAGTTGTCCAGATTATCCAACATATGTTGTATTTCTTCTGGAGAGAACTCCATATCCGTAGCGATTTCGGCGAGATTACTCGTCATCTAGACCCAGTTCCTTGTCTACATCAATCTTTTCACCATCTATCACGATGGCTTCTTCGATCTGCGGCTCGGGATTTACCAATCTGGTTAGTTTCTCACGTAGTCTATCCTTGAGATCATCCGTAGTCTGGTGGGTTATTGTCACTTCTGTCTTCTCTGCGAATAACCCGACATCACTAATCTTACCCAGTAACTCCAATGCACGTATGCGTATGCGGGGGTCGGGGTTATCGGTCTCTTCTATCAATCTATTTGTAACGAGATGCCTTACCTGTGTTGCACTTTTGACAACAGAATGACCAAAATCTTTAAGTATTCGGTCTGTCATGATCAAAGTTGCGGGTGTCAGGTTAGCTACCCTTTTCGTCGTGGCTGCTTTTGAGGTTTTTTCGGGGTCTTCCGCATAAGAGACCGCAAGCGTTGCAGCAATGTCTTTATCTTCAGCATTAGGTTCTATCTCCAATCCATTGATATGTAAGTATTCTGCCGTTTCTGTAGCGGCACTAGTCTTCACCGCGAGGTCGTTTAGTTTCGGCGCGGGACGCCGTTTTACACCGTTTTCTGGTTCAATATGTATCGCCATAGGC